TGCTAAGGTCAAAGAAAAGATAAGACAATTTCAAAATAATACCCATTCTTCAAGCCCCATGGATGAAATTAAAAAAGCTAAAGAATTGTTAGATTTAGAAGCTATTACAAATGAACAGTTTGAAGAAATAAAAAATAAATATTTAAAACAATTATAAAAATTTTTATTTCTTCACTTCATTCATCTCTTTATATAGCTCTAATCTACCTTTTGTTATCACTGCTGATTGAACTATCGTCATCTTTGGCTGAGAATCAACCAAATGATAACCACAATAGTCAAGCCAGATTATTTCTCTTGCTTCATCCGTCTTCAGGAAAGTCGTCCACATCTTCCTCAGTGATATCTACACCACTGAGGATCTGTACCTGTTCAAAGATTTCATCAAAAACTTTACTTGGCATTCTTTCTATTTCAGATTTATCCCACTTCTCAGCGTCAGGATGGTCATTATTGATTGAAAGATGTATAGCTGCTACTTTACCCTTGAAACTTGCCTCTGACTGTTTAGCTAAATCCACTTTACCTTTTGTTTGTAACTCGCTTTTTAAGGATTTTCTTTGTCTTACTCCTTTTCTATGTGCTGTTTCATTAGTTTCAAATACACCGTACGCCTTTGCTTCAATCTTTTCAACCTGCATTAACTCTGTTTTAGACAGAGGTCTAAGAGGTATTTCTCCACCTAATGATTCTATAAAAACTAATTCTGGTTTATCTACGCTTTTTAATACTTGTTCTTTTGTTACTACCATTATATTACACTCTCCATTTTTATATTTTAAAAATAAAAGAAAAATTTTTAGTTTATATTTGCAGTTATACTCTTAGATTCTGTGCTTTCATTAATAGACACATAAGCGGGGGTAGTTACAACTACCTTATCACTGCTATCTTTCAATTCGATGTCATAACGACCATAAGGTACATTATTTACTACACATTGTCCCTGTGCATTGGTTGCTGATGCAGCGGTTAATACATTTCCATTTTGTCTGTTAGTTAATTTCAAATTAGCACCAACCACAGGCGCTGGAGTACCCGCATTATCTTTAACAAGGAATGTCACTGCACTTGTACCTGGTTCTCCTGCCTTAATTTCAGGCTGGTCATTTTCTAACAGTACATACATGTCTGTCATGACTTTAGTAGTGCCATCTTTAAGTGTTACTATCTTTGTGCCTAATGTATTTAAATTAAAAGTCACACCTATCTCATCAGCCCCGCTTGCTTCATATTCAACTTGTGCTGTGCATTCAGGGAAAAAGACGGTTAATTTATCATCGCTATCTTCACAAAACTCAACTATTAACTTAATTGAACCTTTATAAAGTTTACATTCACTTGGACTGTTACCTACCGCACCATATTCTATTTTTTCAATTAGATCAACAGTTTCAGCAACTAACAACGATTCTAATTTAAGTTTGATCTCCCTTGCCCCTGCATTTGGCTTTATCTGCGGGCCTCTACTGCCTAAACCTAAAGTTTTTTCAACTTTTAAGTTGTTTTTACCTTCAAAACTGAAACTACTAACCACTCCTGGAGGTGCAGCCCCATCAAGTTCAAGTGCAACATCATAAAATGCTATTAGTGGATTGTCGGGGATTATTTTTTGTTCTGAAGGTGTAGGAATAGTGTCTATCTTCTGTTCTGTTTTATATTTCCATTCTGCGGTTCCACCCATAAATGCATCTGAAATTTCTAATTTCAATGAATCAAGCACAGCTCCGAAGAGTTGTTTCATGAATTCGTCGAAAGTACTCCATGCAGTGAAGCTGGGTAATCTTTGATTTTCACCCCCCCAAAATTCATGTGTATTTGGGCCCTCGCCCCCTCCTGTAAAGTGGTAATTGCCCAGGAAAGCTAAGAAATAATGGCCTATCATCTTTAAGTCTGCATTATAGTCATAGCTTGCCTCAGGTTTCATTGCCCCTGCTTTTGCATACTTTATAGTTCTAGAACCACCATTATCTGTAAGTGGTTCATCGCCTAAACTTGCTTTTGCTTTATTCACTTGCTGATGAAAATCAGGACTAGTGGCAGACGCTTCACCATAAACTGATTCTAATTTAAGTCCTAATACTCTATTTGCCATAAAAATATCCTCCATATTTTATTGTTTTTTACATTGCAGCCAATTAATCGGATAAATAAAATCGAAAATAATCGCTGCAACTGGCACAGATTCACTACTCCCATCCACATTAACCCTTCCATCAGGAATTAATTCATTGAAATTAACAAATTGGAAAATGCGGTCTGGATCTTCTGGATTATGCTTTAAAGTGTTAAAATGAACGAGTATACTTGCACCTACACGGGTTGCAAGGTTTTCCGCTTTCTGTGATGCTATTTCAGGATCCTGGTCATATTCAATACAAACAAACTCAAAAGAAGTTTGTAGGTAATTAATGTTACTAAGTTTTCCCCTTGATTTATCTTCAGCCCAAGGAACTGTCGGATGTTTAACAATCCATATAGCAGGAGTGTCGACACCCGCATCAGATTTAGGCCCTACAATCACATTTTTAACATCTTCTAATATTCCTCCTGGTTTAACCTCATATTTTACATAGTTAGGCACAGTCCTTGAAACAGTGTCCAATCCTTCTATTAATCCCTGTGCCATAACTTATCCCCCTGCTTCCTTGACAGCCCTTATTGTAAATTCAGGTACTCTTTTTGCTGTTTCCCTGATACTTTTTTCAACAAATTTACGTGGTTTCATACCTCTAATCCAAGGTACTGCAATCTTTTTACCTTTATATACAAAAGGTCCGAGTAATCTTGCAGTTTTAGGACGTATTAACTGTCCACGTGGCCCATAGATTCCTGTACCGTCATTGACATATTTTGTGTAAATTGCACTGCTAATAATTTCTTGATTTAACTCTCCAACAGATTGGCCTGATATCATCCAGCTTCCTTGCATTTTTCCATGGTCAACAGGGCTGTTCCTTTGAAGGTTTCCACGTAATTCCATTACTGTTAGATCCACTGCCCGTTTAATAGCTTTTTGAGTTATTTGCATTGGGCTTTTGTCTAATGTGACCTTCACACCTATATCTCTCATTATAGATTTTCTCCTGTTACTCCTGTTATTGCAAAAAAGTCGACAGGATCGGATTTTGTTGATTTTTCAACAATAAATTCTTTCAAATCATCTTTAAGGCTTTGTGTGAATATTTCATCTTTAACATATTCCACGCGCCATTCATTGACTTTTATTACTGCTGTATCTTGTCTAGCTCCTGCTTGAGATATCATATTAGCTACCATACGAGAACAAACATTTTTAACCACTTTAAGAGTGTCTTCGTTTGTTTCTTCTCTAAAGGATCTGTGGCAGTGTGTGTTTATCAGTGCTTCTGATTGACTTATCCATTCTGTTAAAATAGCATCTAAACCTGTTACATCTTCTTTATCAAGTCTTAATTGTTCTGGTTTAACTTGTGAAAGGTTTTTAACATCTTCAATTGTGCAATACACTTGTATCATCTCCAGTTCAAAAAAAAAGAGGGTATATGAAGATAGTTAACCTGTAGGTTTAGTCACATCTGCAAGGGCTATAACACTCACATTAGGATTTTCATAACCCTGGTCAGTTTCCTGAGTAAGGATATAATCAGTTCTACGTAGCTTAGGTATCCTGTCAGGCTCAATAGTAACCTTGTAAAATATACCAAAACACATATTATTAGGATTTTGAAGCATAGCAACATTACCATATCCATTTACGGTGTCTAATATTTCACTATCATTTAATACTGGTGCTTCACGTACAGGTATTCCTTTGTATGGTCTTGCAACGTTATTGCTTATTGCATCATCCCCTGCAACAGTAGGTCTTTCCCCTACCTCATCAATGTAAGTGTCAAACTGATCACTATTAAGATAGTATCTCAGATTTGACCTGTTTTTCAAATAATTACGTGGATATGCTTTTAACATTGCTTTTAACATATCAGTGACTTTACCCGCTTTATCAAAGTCTTTTCCTGTTCCGGTTCCATAGATTTTGTTGGTTGATTTTTCAATCCAGCCATCCTGACTTTTTAATAAGCTACCAGTAGTGTATTTAGTTTTTGCACCTCCTACGGCTAGAGTCTCCCAGTCTTCACCAGCCTGTTGACCCATCATAGAAATAAGAGTATCATTAAAAGAAGTGCCTTCAATTGATCTTCTTAATGCTTTGTCAGTTATTCCCACTGTTGCAATAAATTCTTCAGCTGTTAACTTTTCCTGAGCAAAATCAGGGGTTTTAGTTGTTCCTTCCACGTTTTCAACAGCCTTTTCAAGAATTCTGCCGCTGAACCCTACACGATCTATGTTCTGGACGGATGCAGTCATCTTAACTAGTCTTGCTTCAGACAGTATTGTTTTGTCACGAGTAGCAGCTAGGACATATTTATTGAAATATGCTGGCTGTAATATACTTGCTCCTAACTTATTTGTTGTAGTTATGTCTTTAAATGCTGCTGAAAGCTGATCTAACATATTTTTATTATCTACAGTCATTTATATCACTCTCCTTATAATTTACAGCCGTATAAATCACGGCCTAACTCTTCTTCAAATGATTTAACCGCTGGAGTGGGTTTATTATTTCCGCTTGTTTTTATGGATTTGGATACCCCTCCTTTTTTATCAGTTTCTTCTTTACCTATTTTGGTCCCGCACCCGCTGCAAAACTTATCAGTGGATTTAACAACTATTTCACAGTTAGGGCATTTATCTGGGTCACTTTTAGAAGCTAATTCTTCTTTTTCATCCTTTATTGCTTCTTTAACTGCTTTTTTAACTATATCTTCCACGTCGGATTTTTCGACGTATTCTTTCTTTTCATCATTCTTATTTTTTTCAGTCATATTATCGCCTCCATTATTTGTGCCAGGACTCTCTGTATTTATCAGGCTATCAATGAGGTCCCTGGCTTTTTCTAAAATAGATTTATTCTCTTTCGAAATTGGACGACCTGCTTTATTTGCAGATTTTACACTGCAAGAGTTATCCACACAGGGTGTTCTTGTTAAAGATACTGTGAATCCAACGGGATTATTAATATCCTTAATTAGAACTCGGCCTTTCATGGATGCCGTAATTTTATCTGCATCATCTTCTGATAACACTGAAACAGAGTAAGCTATTTCTCCTTTTAATGCTGCTTCCATCATTTCAGGGTCGGTTATTTTACTTTTAACTACCCATGTGCCGGCGGGGTATTCGCGTTCTTCACCGTGTATATTTTTCATTACTTTAGGTTCGTCAAGCAAGTATGATTCTACAGGGTCTCCCATGTTCTTCTTTGTTACTAGAAAGTCGTGTTCTTTGTCGATTATACGGTAATTCATGAATTTATGCGCTATTCTTGCTACTTTTTCAGCGGTTAATATTTCCTCTCCATCTTCAAAATCACAGTCAGGTTCTCCTGGGATGAGTGCTGTTCCTGTAAATAGTACGTGGTCTTTTGCTTTTTTTGCAGATAATACACGGGATTTAATAGCGTCATAGTTCATTGTTCTGTTTTTACTCAATATTTTCACCTCCAAAAAAAAAGTTAGTTTTAAAAAAAATAAGAATAGAATATTTGCTAATTTTAAAAAAGTTTATCTGCTAATTCCTTATTCATCTGTTTATAAAGGCCTATTTCTCGTTTCAGCCTCAAATTTTCTATTATAGTGGAACTGATGGGTATATTAAAATTTTTATTAATTTCAAGTGTGATCAAAATCCACCGTAGAACCTTCAGTTTATAGCTAAAGCTAAACTAAAATGAATTAAATTTAAAAAAATGAGTAAAAAAAGCTAGGATTTAGATTTCTTAGACGGTTTAGGGTATATTATAGTACCGTCTGGATCTTCAATAGTGGCACCTTCACCGCTCC